ATGATGATGATTTATGACACTTTCTGCCATATTCCAAGTAGTTAGTCACTATACGTATACGTTATGTATTACCTGTATAACGACACCACCACAAGGAAGTTTTTGTGCTAATGACGTAGCTTCATTGTAAGGAAGCACTCCTTCAATAGCACACGAATTATTGCTCTCACCCCACAAATCAAGCTCCAGATCACTGTTTGGTTGAGGTCGATAGCCGATCGTCACCGCAAGCTTGAGAGCTTCTTTTATGGGTATTCTATCCTTCAGCATCATGAGGATTGGATAACTAGAGAATAACCCGTAACGAACTGGCAATAGAGAGGTTTCTTTTTCTGTAATACAATGCAAGCAAGGCAGAGTTTTGTCGCGTTGCAGTGATAGGCGGGATACATCTTCGGCACCCTCAGTACTCATGGATTTCTTCCAGCTTGCCTGGGCCATGATATCAGCGATGTCCGATCCATATTGCCTTACTGCCATTACTTCAATATCTGCCAAATGATTGTTTAGGTAGTCCTCAGTCGCGTGCCTATATGGAGGTAGTTTCTCTTCAGATCTCTCTACTCGGCAGTTGATCCTATAGACTTGAATGTAATTTGTCTGCTCTCCATATACAACGCCACCTTTAAGACATGCTCTTCCGCTTAGTAATAATCTAATTGTTTTTTCTTCTATCTTGGTTCTCTTACTCACACTCCTCGATATTACCCTAACTACTGGGTTCTTCTCACCAGGTAGGCTCCTGTTGAGAATGCCACGACAACACACTATGGCATTCATCAATGCCTCCTGCTGATTGAGAGTGTGGTCACTGACCCAATTGCCAGATACAGCACTGCTGATAACACGGGCTAAGTAACCATGACTTGTGTGCTCACGGTGTGCCACACGTAAAAACTCACCACTCGTCTTGCTGAAGACTTGTTTGCTGGCATTTAACCTGACTCCCTTCCTGTTGAGATTAGCTATCAAGTTATCAGCGTGGCCTAACGTGCAAGACATCAGTATGTCGTCACCTACGTGCATCGATGTCGGCACATGCCCTCCCGCACATATAATGTATGCCCTGTTGAGCACAGAGTTTATAAAGCTCGTAGCCCTATGGCCGCTCATCAGAGTTCCAGCCATAATGCCAGCACACTTGCCTTTTATCCACAATTCCATGCTATCAAAAGAGTCTACTAAAGTTTTAACCCAGGATGCATTGTACCCGATGTGATGAAACAACTCCTCAAACACTATTTTTTGAGACATCAGGGTGTGTTGTGAGTTGAAATCGTCATAGTCGACTGCAAAAAAGCTTTGCCCAGGCATACCATTCCGCCATCCATTAATCCTAGTAGCTATCCCACAATTGCCCATGCTTCCTGGATCCAGGATAACATTACTATTCTCCCAAATCCTTTCCACCGGTCGTAGCGCATATTCGAACCACATGTATGATAACGTATCACACGCGAGTAACAGCCTCGTCTTCCCGTGTTCAAGCTTCGCGCTAGGAGTTACATACACTGTCCCATCCCAACGGTCCATTGGGTTGTGCTGCCACTGTTCCATCACGGCTTTTCTGTATGCTTGTCCTTCTTTCCTTGTTGCAAGTTCAGGATGGGCATGTTCTAATGCTCGTGAATGTGACCCATTTGCAGCCCACAGCCAACGAGAAGACCAAAAATCACAAATTAGGGGATATGTCACCGGCCGTCGCAATTCTTCTGAATAGATCAGTCGGACGGCAGCACGCAATTCATTCTCGTCGAGCCTCTGCATGCTTAGACTGCCGACATCTAGCCTTCTTCTTGCTTCAGTCTCAACATCGATCTCATTGACACCACGCCCCAGCAAACACTTCATCTCAACCAACTGCGGTAGCAAGCCAGACATCCCTCTATGCTTTATGTATATGTTGATGTCATCAGCGAAGCCAGCTATCCGAACACACATTAAAGCCCACAACACACAAAACCGCGCACCAAATCCTTGCACGTTATGTGCCGCCACCGCATATAATAGGATGGCGGCCACCTGATCGTCATATAAGCCTGCGAAATACGCGCTATACCGCACAAATTCACAATAGACCACACTACACTCATGTTGACAGCCCCGTATCACCTCTATCGCCGTCAGATTGACTTTCTTTTGGGCGCCGACATGGACCTTAAGCTGGTAGTAGTGACGCGGTATCTTGTTCTGGCTTATATTTGGGTCACTTTTAGGCCGGACCATTGCATTCAGTGTTGAAGAAAGCAATGTTATGAGAAGCTTAGCTGCGATCGGCCCTGATTGCTCCTCAGTATACTCCATAACACACCCCGTAGATTCTGGATAACCTAGATAGGTGTTCAGAGTAGTGAATGTGAGCATTTTCTCCACCGGTTTGCTAACTTCTACCTTTTTTGCCTTCTGTAAAACCATTTTGACGGCGTCATCAACTTGAGCCTTTATGCAGCATTTAAGTTGATTTAGAATAATCGCTGGCATTTGGGAGAAGAAGTTACTGTACCTACTAAAATAGTTAGTATCGTTAGTATGTTGCCCTTTAACAGATGTGTTAGTCAGCCTAGATAGATCCAGAACCCCACTAATAATGCGTCTCGCGTCCTCAAAACTATCAAGCGCAGCCACTACCATTGCCCGGTTCACCAACATGTGGTTCTGGTTCGGGCACTGCATCGGATGACGGAATCAGGGAGGACGTGCAACGAGGTGCTAGTGGTAGTTCTATACGAGCTGTGGCTGCAGCAAGTCTGTTTGGATCAATGCGAGTAGTCATCGAAGCACGAGCAGTACTCGTTTCAATCATTGGCTGACACAATCCAGTTACATCTATTAAGGGCATTTGACCTAATCTATTATTGCTCTTATGCATTTTCACAACCTTATCGACCTTATCAAATCCACGTATTATGTCGTCACCTATAGTTAACGCTCCAAAGGTACGCGCTTGCAAATACCTTGCCATCATGCAATAACGTCTGGCGACCTCAGGAACATGTTGTATGCGCTTGTTGCTGTCCAAGCAGCGTATGCCGTCACACCTTGTAACAACATTCCCCTCAATAACCTCCCTAGTGGGTGTGTTTAGTACGCGTACATCACCGTCGGCTTCAGACAAATAATTCCTGAACCTAACACACACGGCGGTGTATGAAGTTAGTTCAGCTGGATGAAAGAGGTCACAGGAAGTGCTGCCCCAAATAAACTCGTCCACTGTGTTACGGTTCGGAGTCTTGTGGTTACATGTAGCCGTAGGTGTGCCGTGGCCAACAGCATCACAGCTTCGACGGCTCGGTTGGCCTTCTAGCAACCACTCATTAAACGGTCGCAGCCTGAAATCCACATTAGCAAGGCCATCACCGACGCGTTTATTGAGAATGTTAAATAGTGGGTTGTGCCGCATTGTCGTCCACTCAAAACGGTATGCTGAGTAATCGCCTGCTTCCCCCGTGAATTCCAAAGAATTGGTGGCAGCAAGCACCAAACGTGCACCGTAGATGCTTTGCGGCCCATATCCCGCTGAGGAGATTGGTGATCGAAATTGGGAGTAGTCGCTGAATAGTGCTGAACTCTCAACCCAATACCATGGCGCCATCACATTCATTTCAAGATGCCTGTTTGGCTCTGTGCCACAAGCAACCACATTGAATGCGTGCAGTAAAGCTTGGCTCGCATTCCCGTCTGGGTTCGCGACCACACCCCAAAAGAGACATAAGTTCTCAATGTATATATCACAGAACCGTGTGGCACTGTGCATCATCTGTGCTGCTATGTCACTGTTACGGCCATCTACTGATGCAACTTTTGTAGTGAGTGTAGTCGGATATGTGACGTCATTCACTGTCATTCCAGGATCAGAAAGATGAACCAATGCAGCAGTTGCCAAGATGACATAATCCCAAATCCCTGCAAATTGATCCCAAGCAGGCTGTGTTGTAAACAGCACATTTATGTGCTGAAAGTAACCTGCAATCGGCACCGGCATTGTGCCATAAGGCTGTGTGTATGAGAGCTCTCTTAAAGCATCACGAGTTATAGCTCCTTCATCACTGTGTGCTATCACCGTTGTGACAGAATGCAGGCCGGCCGTTAAAGCCAGGACTGCATCTTCCCCATACCCGCAACTGTCCATCAAGCCCAGCATATAGAATATGGTTACATGTAGAGCGTGAGATAGTTGCAGTGGGTTATAATGAGGCATCGCATATTTAGCTGCCCCACTCGTGTTCGCAATGTTGTCCATTGCTATGCTTGCATCACAAGCACAACCAAGCAGGTACAAAACATTAAATATTTCTGGATCGCTTGCACGTAACGCTGAAGGCAGATATAGAGCCGAGTGAGGCAAAAAACTCAAACTGTCAGCACTGCTTAGTGTCACAACTTCTTTATTCTTATGTTTCTTTTTGCTTAAGATGTCAAAATCAATTTTCCCTGTCATGCAATAATGCGCAATACAAGCGCCAGCATGACGTAACATAGCCAAAACGTTCACAAAGTGTTGGGTGTTGGCAGCTAGTGCACTTGACACATGCTTACTGTAATACCCCCTGATGATATCAGCATACTGTTGGGGGTATGAAGCAGTGTCGAGCGCGTAGCCCTGACCAGTATATTCTTCAAAAACGGCATCAGTGCGTCGCAGCTTCAAGCGCCAGTATATATGGCAATCGGCTTGAACGGTCGCATCTGCCGTTGAGCAGTAATTTATACGGGCGTCGTACACTCGCTCACCAGTTGTATCCAAAATCAACCGCTTCCTGTTCGCGAGTTTTATAATCTCGCAGAACATGGGCTTCCTTCCACACGCGACTTTATCAGAGTTTGGTGTATCAGACATCCTGTCCAAGAATTGTATACTCAGGGTATGTTCACGTGGAATTCTTGGGTTGAGGATGGACGATATGTTTGCTGTTGTTGTAGGATGTAGCTGTTGATCAATAGTAACAAGAAACTTGCTTACGTTTCGGATCCTTGACACCGACCGTAGTCAGCGTCTTAGACTGTGTCTGCCAAAACACTCCCTTACGCTCGCGGCAGTAACCTGGGTACAATCAGACGATCGCTGTGGATCGTGAGGAACTGCAAATGCAGAATGTGGGGGACTCCCACTCGATTACCCCCCGTCCAGTCAGTTCAACCGTTGAAGGCCACTGATCTCCCCACCTTCTATCAATTCCAGTGGAGTTAAGGCTAGCCCTTAATGCTTTACTGTAGTAGTCCACAAGTAACGCTACCATCCCAACAGCTAGCGAATCCAAACTCATAGGCATCTCGTTTGAATTCA